TTCTCCTTTTCGTGGTGGTGAGCCAGATACGCCCTGTTGGCCGAAGCGGATGAGTTTGATGGTGTTGCCCTCTTTGGCGAGGACGGCGTGGGATTTGGTGGGGTGGTTGGGGGTGCGCTTGGGTTTGTTGTAGCCCTCGAAGCGTTCGCCGCGATACTCAATCGTCATCTTCGGGTTCCTCGTCGTCGGGGTCGGGGAGGGGTACCAGGATTTCGATGCCGTGGGCGAGCATCGTGACGAAGCCGCCCAGCGTTTCGGGGAGGGAGGGGGTTTTGAAGACGAAGGTGGCGTGGGTGAGGCCCTCTTCTGCGTCGATGTCGATTTGGACGCAGCCGCCGTTAATTGTTTGGATGGCCATTAGCGGCTGATTTCCTCCCAATCCATGGATGCGTGTACGTTAGACGTTGCCACGCTCGCCGTGACAACAAGGCTTAGCTCGTATGGGGTCGCTGTGAGGCCATTGCGTTCCAGCTGGAATTTAAACAGCGCTTCTTTGGGGATGTCCACGGAGGCTGTGCTCTGGTTGGTGGAGCTGAAATAGCCTTGGGCAAGGATGCGGCCGCCGGTTGTTGCTGTTCCAGTCAGGTTGTATTCGACGCTGGAATCAGTGCCGGCGCTTGTCCACGTGCCTCCGGTTGTTGTAGCGGAAGCAACTACTCGCCAGTTGTAGTTTGCGTTGGCTGAGGCGGCCAGTATGGATAAGGCGGTAAGGATTACAATCGCATCTAATGCGGTTGATTTGAGGCGTAAAGAGATGATTGGGTAGTATGTACCAGCTGTGGCTAGCGCGTGAGGCGAAGTTATTGTTGTGCCAATGGCTTGTTGAAGGCCGCGGAGTTCGTAACCACCTTCGGAAAGTACAGTTGAACAGACTTGTTTGAGGGTACTGGTGCTTGCTGTGGAGGCAGTATTTGTGATTTCGTAGCGAAGGGGAAGTGAAGCGGTAGTGATATATGTCGAAGTGATTAGATTGGCGTGGTGGAAGGAGTGGCAGTGGACAAATTTGCCGTTAATAATGAAACCGAGGCGGACAGTTCCAAGGCCGAGCCATTCGACGTCCATCCATAGAATTTGGGATTTGCTTATGTCAAGGGTTAGTTTGGATGGGCCGGTGCCATCCATGGGGTCGATGTTCCAGGCGGACTGGAGGATGCGGGTTTCGACGAGGGAGCCGGTGGACGAGCTGCGTTCGACGAAGGAGAGGGCGCTGTTGGCGAGTTCGAGGTACATGCCGTTGGCGGCACCGTAGTAGCCGACGCGCTGGCGGAGGCCGGTTTTGGCCGGGCTCATCGCAAAAGTGGACATCACCAGCAGGGATTTGCCTGGCTGGTAGGAGAAGCATTTGGTGGTTTCGCGGATGACCTCGGAGCCGGAGCTGGTGGTTACGGCGAGGTTGACGAGGCCGGCGTTAGCGTCGAAGGTTGATGTGCCGCCGGTTGCGGTGGATGTGGCCCAGAGGCCGTTGTCCTTGTAGCGGTGGCTGGAGTCGAAAAGAGTGAGGGGGGCTGCTGTGCGAAGGCGGCCGAAGGCGTCCGTGGCTCCAGAGGCAACGTCGCTGCTGGTTAGGGTGACAGCAGTTGAGGGAGCGTGGACGAGTAAGTCCATTAGATGGCCTCGGCGTAGGTGGTGATGGAGGGAGTGCCGCCGAGGGAGCTGACTAGGCGGACGCGCACAAATTTGCCGGGCGCGTTTAGGAAGTAGCCGTAGGTGCCGTTGGCGGTAAGGGTGATGTCGCCGTTGGTGTTTAGGTTGTAGTAGTTGACGCCAGTGAGGCTGCCTTCCAGGCGAATAATCACGTTGGTGCCGATGCCGCTGACTTCGACCTGGAAGCTGATGGCCGAGGCGGAGTAGCCGATGGCACTTTCGCTAGTTCCAGGGGAAGTTAGCGTGTCGAAGGTGATTGTTTCGTAGCTTTGGAGCCTTTCGTTGGCGGAGGGCATTATTTACCCCGTTTTTTGGTGGTTTTGGCTGAGGCTTTGAAGGCGGCGGCGGTGGGGGCGCCTTTGGAGCCAGGTTTGCGCATTTTTTCGCCGCTTCCGGCAGCGATACGCTTGCGCTTAGCGTTGATGTTGGCGTAGAGGCCGGGTTTAGCCATTATTTTTTACCTTTTTTGGTGGATTTTTTCTTGGGCATGGACATTCCAGCCTCGGAGAGGGCGATGGCGATGGCCTGTTTGCGGGATTTGACCACGGGGCCTTTTTTGCTGCCCGAGTGGAGTTCGCCTTTGCCGTACTCGCGCATGACTTTGGAGACTTTTTTCTGGGCCTTGGTGGGTTTTTTGGCGGCCATAACGTCCCAAGTGGGTTACCACACACGATAGTTGGTCTTGCCGAGGGATTCTGGTTTGGCGAGGTTGAAAGTTTGGAGGCAGAGGTAGCCGAGGGCGTCGAAAGCGTGGTCCACGCCGAGGTTTTTGTTGGGGAGGCCGGTGCCGGGGGCGTAGGTCAGGGTGCGGAGGGATTTGATGAGTTCCTTGCAGCGGGGGTGGATGAAGAGGCGGCGGGTTCCAGAGGCATCGAGGAGGGCGGTGTTGACGCAGGTGATCTTGTCGCGGATTTTCCAGGGAGAGCGGGGGCTGGAGACCGTGAAGCCGGATTTGCGGAGGATGTTGTGGTCGGTGGCACCAACGCCGGAGGTTTTGCGGGCGCCGCCGGTGGGGTCGGGGCAGGCGATGATGCGGCGTTCCACGCCGAAACGGGACTGGATTTCTTCGCAGAGGTCCCAGGTGGTGGCGCCGCCGGTCATGATGACCTCGTCGAAGACCCAGAGGACGTCGCCTTTTTTGACGGCGCAGACGGCGGACATGGGGTCGATGTTGAAGTCGACGCCCAGAAGGAGGGGGAGGACTGGGAGGTCTTGGACCAGCTTGTCGATGTTGTCGTCGGCGAAGCTGATGGCGACGAGGCCGGAGAGGTTCTCGAAGCTGGCCTCGAATTCTTGGCGGAAGGTGCGGGCGTCGAGTTGGGCGCGGGCGGCCTCGATTTCCTCTGGGGGGACGTTGTCGCCTTCGATGGTGGTGAATTGCCAGCGGCTCCAGTCCGGGTCGTCGTTTTCGCAGTAACACCAGAGGTCGTAGAACCAGCTGGCGGTGCCGTCGGGGGTGGAGATGAAGAGGGCCCAGCCCTGTTTGTCGGCGAGGGCGGGGCGGATGACCTCGAACCAGACCTCGGCGTCCATGAAGGCGGCTTCGTCGAGGACGACTCCAGCGAGGCTTCGGCCGCGTAGGGCCATGGCGTTTTCGGTGCCTTTTAGCTCAATCGTGCTGCCGTTCACCAGCTCGATCTTGAGGTCCGTCTCGTTTTTGCTCTTGATCCAGGCCTTGGGGACCAGCTTTTTCATCACTTTCCAGGCGATGTCCTTCGCCATCCGGTATGTAGGGGCCGCGTAGAAGAATGTTTCGCCCGGTCGCTCGATCGCCCCACGCAGCAATTCGATACATGAGAGGTAGCTTTTTCCGAAGCGGCGGCCGGCTACCAATACTCTGAAGCGTTTGCGGCTAGAAAATACCTCGCCCTGGGCGTATCTCAGGGTTAGCGCACCAGCAGAATCGGGCATTTGTGGTTTTGGGGGTACCTTCTAGGGTATTACAGGAATCGTAACTCTGCCCCCGGTGTGATACAGGAGAAGAAATTGAGGATATGTCAGTAGGTTCCCTGCGCCACGCTTGCCGCGCCGAAAAATCGAACCTACCCCCCGGCTGGGGAGTAGTTCGGATGTACTAGCCTCGCAGGCTAAGCTGCCGGATCGGCTGATAGGCGGCTTAAAGGGCGGATTATTCAGCGGCCGAACAGTTGCAGGCGGCAGGATGCGGCTGAATCGCGGATCTGGCAGCGTGCCAGCAGCTGGGCATCCTGGGCTGCGAGGTTTGCAGCGGTAGCGATGCCAGCCGCGGCGATGATGCCGGGGATGATGCCAGCCAGGAGAGCGGCGGCGATGCGGTCAGTGGTGTTCATGGCGTGGTATGCCTGGTACCCTCACACACTAGACGCGACAGGAGACGCGGCAAGGCTGCGGCGTTCCAGCGTTCACACTTTGAAACACTCGCAGCGGGCTCAGGCTTGCCGCTTGTCCTCCACTGTGATATTGAGCGTCGGCGCTGCAGCGGCTGCGGCTTCAGGCGCAACCTCTCCAACGACCGCGCCAAGGTCGCGCATCAGCAGCTGAGCTGA